TTTATCTAAGAGTAGAACAGGAGATTCGATACATTGACGTGGATTCTAAGATTCGCAAGCCTGAAGAGATTAAAGACCCCGCCGTAAACGTCAAAATAGCTAAGCCTATAAAGACTAAGAGTCATATATTTGACGCGACGGATAATACCAATTTAGTTACACCAGAACATATCAAGACCTATAGTGGTGGACCAATTTTTGGGTATACTGCGGGATATATATCATCAGGTTCCTTATATAGCCTAAATGGGTTTATGGCTACTATAAAATTTGGTTCTCCTACAACCGCTAATCCACCACCATTTAAGACTGGTATTAACATTATATATAACGATTCTCTTCATTCTGGTGTTGAGATTCCATATGGTAAAGCAGTGTGTTACTCGTTTGAGATAAGATTCTCAGAATCATACAAAACTGATAAATGGATGTATCATAAAAATTATGTTGATGTTAGATGGGATGTAAATAACGCTTATGCAACATCTCCAGATAGTAGTGGTACGGGCGAAGGTTCTGCCTGGTTGGAACAGGGGAATGGTTTAATAGTTGACAAGAAGACCAAATCGAATGACAACGACGCAGTTAACATGCGTAAATTCGGATGTGGTCCAGGAGCGACTAAATTAACAAATAAGATTAGTACAAGTGTTGTAGATGGTACTTGGCGAATCACTAAGTTTGGGGAATGGGTATTCCTATATGTTATTATCGTGAATGCTAACCCTAAAAATACAGCAGGAGCGAGTATTATTGATTTATCTATCTTTGGTCCAGACCCTCATGAAACAGGAGTAACAGGTCATACAATGAATTATATGATTCGTAACTTACGAGCCGAGATAGTTGATGACCCGAATTACAATCCACTGACAATATGGGACACTATTGCTCAAAAGCAGTTGTCAGTCCCTAAATATTCTCATGAGATTTCATTTGACATGCATAAAGACCACCCACAGGCTAATGACTTCGCTAGGGTTGGCAATACATGTTCTCTTATCCACAAGGGTAATACATATAATAGTATTATCTCTGGAGTAGAGGTGAAATCTAATAGCAACTTCATCAAGGTTAAGTGCGGGAATATTAGCTCGAACTTGGCTACCTTATTTGGGGATGATGAAGAGCGCGGTGATGATAACTCTGCAGGATACAGTGGAGGCGGAGGTGGAGGTTACTCAGGAGATTCTGGTTCTTCAGGAGGTACCTCTAACGTTACGTTCGCCACACGAGAAGATGTAGCAGCTATCATAGACAAATATGACGACTAGGAGGCAATATGCAATACAATGACGTTATCAATAGAGAATTGTTAGATTATTACACAAGTCTCTTACGTAAGAAATTTAAATTCGATAAGCTATTCGTTACTGACTTGTCTGCAACTAAAGCAGATATTGCCACCTTAGACGTTAACGACTCCCTGACAGTAAATCACTTAAATGTCGAGGAGGAACTAGCAAATCGAATTACGGTTAATTACCTTAAGGCAAACTACATTGATGCTAATGAGATTAACGCCAAATATGCTACTCTTAAGGAATTAACTACTGAATATCTCAAGGCTAATGAGATTGAAGCATCTTATGCTACTATTGCTCAGCTTAGTGCTAACTACATTACAGCTTCAGCGATAGCAGCTAAGTATGCTACAATTGAGAGCCTACAATCAGACTATATTAAGGCTAATGAGATTGAGGCAGCATATGCTAAGATTACAGAACTTCAAGCTAATTACCTAAGAACTGATGCAGCAAATATTAAGGCGGGTGTTATTGATGAGTTATTGGCTACATCTTCCATCTTAATAAATGCGGTTATTAGAGACGGAAAAATTACTGGGGAACTTTCTGGTGTCACAATTAATGGAGACCTTATTAATGCAAACACACTCAAGGCTAAAGCGTTAATGATTGAGGGTAAGGATGGTTTGTATTATAGACTTAACACAGATGGTGAGACAATATCATCTGAGCAGACTACTGAGAACGCTTTAGATGGTAGTCACATTATCGCTAAATCTATTCTAGCAGACAAAATTAATGTTTCAGATTTACAAGCTTTCGACGCAACTATTGGTGGGTTTATTATTGACGAACATGCAATACGTAGCTCACTTAAGAAGTACTATAACGATGCGGCTGAGGGTTTGTATCTTGGTACGAGTCTAATGGAACAAGGATTATGTGATGAGGAAGGATATATCCTGATTGACGAAAACGGAGATACTATTAGTGCTTGTGAAGAGACAATTAGTACCTTTGGTTTAGGTAGCTCTGAGGGTCCTCACATTTTCTTTGGTGATGGTAAGCTTGATGTTAAGGCATCTTCATTCACTCTGCATACAGGTCAGACTATTGAGGAGTATGTTGGTAATACTGTTATAGCCTCAAAGACCATATATTACCACTCAACTAGTAGTACAACTCTAGAGGGTGGAGAATGGTCTGAGACACCACCAGATTGGGATAGTACGAAATATATCTGGCAGAAGACTTTATTTAAGTACAAGAATGGGTCTAGTTCTGAATCTAACCCAGTATGTATTAGTGGTAAGAATGGACAGGTATTTAATAACATGGTGCTCAACGGCTCGCTTGTAGATGGTACTTCAAATTTTCAAAATGGGAAGTTAACTAACATAAATGGACTCATATGTATTAAACCTGATAATGTGGCTAAGGATTTAGTTACTGAGGAATTTATAACTATTGTGCCTGGTGAGAGATATCTTGTTGAGTTAATATTCGCACACAGAAATACTCAACAGAACCCAGTATGTACAGTAATGTTTTATGATGAGAATGAGACACTTATAGGCACTGGGGACATTTTTGATGGACAGCAAAACAAGGTCACAATTAATGACTCTACTACATACAATTACGTCTTAGAAGGTGGTCCTATTGATTCGAATCCGTTAGAAGAAGAGCTATGTGATGAAGGAGGATTTATCCTGATTGACGAAAATGGGGATACTATTGGTACTAATGAAAAGTGGGCAGGTGTGCGATATCTAAATACATCTCAGTCAAAGACTTGTATTATAGCAGGTACTAAGAAAATACGATTCTCATTCACGTCTCGTTCTGGAGATGAATGGGGTGTCCATCGTATCACTATGACTTCTTTAGACAAGAGTGCAACGTTAGGAGTACGAAATGAGAACCTAATAAACGACACTCGTACATTACCAGTTAACTCAGATGATGAGGGTACTCCATGGTATAGCGAGTATTCAGGATTTAACAAAGAGATTGTCAACTTGGCTGATATAGATGAGGATATCTCATTTATAGAATTACCTGTATTCCAATTTATCCAACCGCCTGCTAGAAAGAAAGCCTCTCAGGGTTGGTACACGTTTAGTTTCTACTGTAGAGGTAACCCAGGTGATATATTATCATTCTCTGGTGTGCTCAACACAGAAGACCCTTACCATAGTGACAAAGAAGATGCGATGATTGAGTTGCTTGACGCTGAGATACATCGAGTTAGCTTAACTACTTACTTAGCTAGTGACGTAGAGAACCTTATGTGGTGCGTTGTGTCAAACCACTCATTTACAACTCAAGGTAGTGTCTACGTCGGTGGATTCAAAATGGAGCGTGGAGTGTATCCTACAAACTGGTATGATTCTATGCTAGATATAGATGAGGCTCTACAGGAGTCAGTTGCTGAGGTTCAGACAAATGTTAACGACTTGGAAGAGAGAGTTCAGGATAGAATAGTTAAGTCGGCTAAAGATTTTGAGGAAGCTTTGGCAGATGAGGCTTATGCTCGACAGCTTGAGAATGGATTACTCCAAAAAGACATTCAGTCTCAATCAGATGACATAGGAGCGTTGGCTGCTGCTCAGGCAAATGCTCAAGAGGCTTTGGATGAGGCTAACTCAGCTATTAGTCAAATGTTTCCGTTATATGACGACTATTTCGAATACGGTCCAAACGGATTACTTATTGGGTCTAAGTCTGGTATCTCAACAAATATTCAGCTATTAATTCGTAACGACCGAATCTCATTTATTGACAACGGTTCTGAGGTAGCGTATGTATCAAATAAGAAACTCTATATCATGTCAGGTGTATTCTACTACGACTTGAAGATTACACGAGACGATACACATAAAATGTTACATATCGTGCCTAGAACAAATGGGTCGTTCGATATTAAGATTACAAATAAGGAGAAATAAATGGCGACTATTACATTTGGAAAGAGTGGGTCAAGACCGTATGGGACATTATCAGTAACGGAAACAGGCACATCAGTTGCCAATAACACTTCTACTGTTAAAGCGGTTTTAACTCTGCATAGACCATACAACATTTCGTCTTCGGCATCGAAATCCTGGTCTATGACTATTAATGGGACCAAATATAGTGGTTCCGGTAGTATTGGAGGGTCTGGTAATAAAACATTGCTTTCTAAGACTCTCACAATAGGACATAATGCCGATGGTACTAAGTCGATTAACTTCAGTGCCAGTATTAAATTAGCTATCACATGGTCAGGAAAGTCGTTAGGGACTATTTCTGGCTCAGGCTCGCTTAAGCTATCAAATATTGCTAGAGCGTCACAGCCAACATGCCCGTCATCCGCCGACGTGAATACCAATATTACTATCAATACTAACAGGGCTAGTAACTCATTTACGCATACAGTAACTTATAGCTTTGCCGGTAAGAGTGGCACTATCGCAACAGGTGTTGGTGCGTCATGCACATGGAAGCCTCCATATGACTTGTTTAGTGGGTTAGGCAGCTCTACCTCAAACGGATGTTCTATCACAGTTACCACATATAATGGTAGCACAAACGTTGGTAGTAAGACATGTGGTATAACCCTCAAAATGCCTAATAATGGAGACACTAGACCAGTTGTGGGTACTCCGACAGTTAGTAACGAACACCCTCAAACTAGGGATTTAGGGGTTTATGTGCAATCCGTATCAACTCTGAAAGCGGTAGTTAGTTACTCATTTAAATACGGAGCGTCTTTGAGAAGTTGTGTTCTGACAATAGGTCCGGCAAATTATAGCGGGGCTAATGTTACGATTCCGAATGTACCATATAGTGGGACAATAGGGATTAAGGCAACAGTTACTGACTCTCGAGGATTTACTACTACAGGACCAACCGTTAACGTCAACATTCTAGAATACAAGAGACCATTTATTGAGATATTTAAGTCTCTACGTGCGAATGCCGATGGTACTGTTGACGAGGATTATGGTAACTGTATGATTAACACTATCCGATATAGCTCTGAGATGACTGGTATTGAGGGATATGGTATCACATACAAAACGCAGTATATGCTAGATAACGGTACTTGGGCTGATATGGGTTCTGGTGGTAGTGGTATGGAAGTGAATACAGACGAGTTAGTAACTAATATTAATTTCGCTCCAGATAAGCCATATACTACTCGGATTGTATTAACAGATATGTTCACAACTTATGAGGCTCGAAGCTCAATCTCTAACACATTTACTGAGATTAACATTTGTGAGAATGGGGTCGGATTAGGAACTTTAGCACAACCTGGTAAGCTTACGGTAAAGAAAGAATGGCTTATGGAGTTAATATATCCAGTCGGGTCTGTCTATATCTCAAGACTCTCAACACCGCCAAATGAGTTGTTTGGTGGCGGGGTCTGGAAAAGACTTGAGGATACATATCTTAAGGCTGTAACCGATAAATGTGCTACATATGTGGACAAGTATAGAGAACATGACACATTCACGATTGACCAACCTACACATGTTCGTTATGGCGCTGCATACTACGGAGACAACTGGAGATATTTCTATTTAAATCCAGGAACATATACGGTTGACTTTGCTACATTTGGTGACCCGTTACCAGGTATCACAAAAACATTACAATTTGGGTCTGGAGCGGTTACTAACGATGCAGGCGCTAAGAAAGGTGCGAACTATATCCCTATCCGATATACACAGACTGAATCTACCGGTTTCGGTTTAACTAAAACGGATTCGTTTAAAGATAGGGTTTGTGTCGTTTGGTCAGGCGCTAAGGACCAAGGATTACGGACTGTTGGTAACCAGATAATGAACGACCCTTTCTATGATACGTTCTACATGTGGGAGCGTATTGGATAATTTTCTAAGGAGGATAAATTAATGGCAACAAAAAATATTTCTACATATCCGGTAGTTGACACTATTACGGATGTTGACAAAGTAGTATTGTCTAAGGACGGTACTGTAAGGCTTGTTGAGATGGGAACTGTCAAAGCAGATATGCGACAGGAGATTCGAGACGCTAAAGGAGAACTTCAAAATGAGTTAAATAGTAAGACTTCTGCGACTGAGGCTTTACTAGATACAGAACGTACCGCTAGAACCAATGCGGATACGAATCTACAAACGCAAATTAGCAACAGATATACTAAGGCTGAGACAGATGAGTTAATTGAGAATGAAGTTAATGAACGAACTAGCGCCTATAATACTCTTGTATCAAGAGTAACAGCCAATGAGAATGATATTGATGATATTAATACTAATGTTGAATTACTCTACAAAACATTAAACAAAGATAACAATTGGGTTGAGTTAGTATCATTAATTCGTTCTGGAAAAGCTAGTCAGTTCCTTGGCTACGGGGACCAGATTGAAGAAGATTGGATTGATGTTGATGATGGCATAACATATTCAAACGCCTGGGATATTGCTAAATTTGAAAGTGTGGAAACAAGAGATGGTACTATTAATGGTATGTTCTTAAAGCAACATTGGGCTACATTAAAACCAATTCAGTTCTCTCACAATCGAGCTTTCTACGCTTGTAGAGACGGGCTGACTGCAGGGACTTATCACATTACATTAGGTGCCGATTGGGGGACTAATGCTAAAAAAGATAAGTCATATCAGTTTACTATTACTAATGACGTACCAGAAGGCGGTAAACTAGCAGGATTCTATTCAATGCCAGATGTTGCACCACAAAATTGGAAAGTGTATGTCTATGCTGAAAATGGTATTGACATCCTAGAAAATGCTATTACCGTTACAGAAGGAACAGACGGTACATCATTAGGAACATTAAATCTTAATACAAGAAATGGTAATTTAAACTCTATGCAGGAAACTGCGTATGGAAATAATGACTGGGAATTATCTGCATACAGACAGTATCTTAATTCTCGTAAAGGAAAAGGTGAATGGTGGACTGCTCAAGATGAGTTGGATATTGCTCCTGACCAGTTAAGTACTGTAAGTGGATTCTTATGTGGAATCAGTGACGAGTTATATAACGCAATGCAAACAGTTAAGGTTAAAACATGGAAAAATAATCCAACTCATGGTGGTGTTGAATCATACACATATGACAAAGTATTCCTACCTTCAAAAGAAGAGTTATATTATACTCCACAGAAAGCAGGCGAAGGAACATATTATCCATTAATGAAAGAGCAGTTAGGATTAGATAGCCCATTAGCTGATTACACTGAATATGCTCCAAACATCACATATGCGATTGAAAAACATACCTCTCCACAAGTAGTGCGTCTTCGCTCAGCGTTTATCTACAATGCGTTCAGCGTATG